TGCATCTCCTGAGCGTTTAGCTGAGCCTGCATCTGCATCTCTTGCTGCTTGGCCTGAGACGTAGCCTGAGCCGAGGCCTGCTGAATCTGAGCCTGCTGCTGCGAGTTCTGCATAGCGATCTGCTGGTTCATAGCGATACGCTTTTTCCTGCGAACAATTAACAGCCTTTCTGCCTGGTTGATGTCTTTGAGCTGACGTACCGCAATAGCATCCTCTAGGTCGATCTCTTTCTGAGATAGCGCTATCTGGATATTCTGCTCCAGGTACTGACGCTCCGCCTCCTCCATCTCCTTCACTACGCGCACACCGAAGTTGTACATAGCCAGGTTTCTAAATGAGCTAAGCACACTCATATTCTCTTTCCCGATAGCATTCTCGTAGATGCGGTACAGAATAGAGTCTGGATGGATTACCTGTATACACTTCACGATATCGCTACATACCTTCTTGTAAAGTACCATAGACGAATTCGTGATGTCGTAGATAGCGTTATTTGCCGCAGCCAGAGCCTGCTGTCTAACCCCGACCAAAGCATCCGTCTTGGGTGACGAAGCATCCATAACCTCGTTAATCCCCGTAGCGTCACGAATCATTCTCAGGTAGTGGTTGTACAGCCCGATAAGTTCGTTGATATTTCGGATGCTATTGCCGATCTCTCTGATTGGCGGATTCTGGAAACCACCCTCTGGGTTCTTGCTTCTATAGTAGAAGACACCCGTCTGCTCGTAGATATCATGCAGATCCAGCGGCTGCAATTCCCCACCTTTTCCGAGCTGTACGTTCTCCAACCCCTCGATATCAATGATGATACCGTCTGGTTTTGCTTTGGCAACCGCCTGCTGAATCTTGAGGTGCGTAAGCTGCAACTGGTCGGCAAACCCGATACAGCTGTCCACCATAGACTTAGGCATCATATCCAGGATGTTCGTAGCGCACGCCGAGTACGAAAGATTCGTTCTGGAGATATCGTGGATATTCTTAGGTATGTTGTGCTTCTTCCCGTAGTTAAACAAGAAGTCCGTACCGAGGATATAGCTACCACCATACAGGGTAGCGTTCTCCATCTTCATGACGTCTCTGTTGAATACAGAGTTTTGTGGAGCCTTGTAGTTCTCTCCTTTAGAATAGAAACCGATATTTCCGTAGCGGCTTTCTTTCGATTCGTAATACTCGCAATCCACAGACATGAACTCGAAGTCAAGCACCTCGATCATGTACTCGTCATACCCGAACTTAGTCACGCTATTCACCCTGTCGTATGAGGACTGGTTGAGTTTTGCTATGTCATACCCGTATTTCTTCTGGGCGTCCTGGGCGATCTTCTTATACTGCTCCTCTGTAAACTGATCCCCAGCCATACGCTTAAGCTCGTGTAGAGGGATATATCGAACATTGCCAGCATATACAAGGTCACTAAAGTTAGGGTCCTCAGTAAAGCTATGGACAAAGTTGATAGGGTCGATATAATCTGTTTTAATACCATAGCTAGGGTCGTTCGTGCGCTTGACAACCGCCATACCGAGCACGGCTAGGTCATTTACGCAGCGACGAAGCGTGGTATCGTTGAAGTCATTCCACTCAAGTGTAAGATTAGTGGCGATCTGAGCAGCAATCTCAGAGGACGACTTGATATTGTTGCCGATAAATATCTCGGCCTCCTCCAGCGTTTCTGGGATATCCTTCGTCTTCATCCCTACGCTTACCCCTGTCTTTTCCTCGATCTTAGCCAGCTCCTGCTTAGCGGCAATCATCATCTCTAGCTTGCGGCGCTCTTTATCCTTCTCGGAAGAAGAGAGCGGGTCGATAGCCTCTAGATTTGGGTATGGGGAGAGCGAAAGAATCTTGTTTACTACGATCCTTACGAACTTAGGTAGGATAGGTACTGGGGTGAAGTCCAGGTTGAGCATGCTCCCGTCACCGTTATTCGGGTCCAGGGAGGTGAGCAACGACTTGTATATCGCCGTGTCCTGCGTACCGTTTGCGTATCTACGGTTTCTCTCGAATATCTTTCTTCGATTCCCGTAAACAGAATCCTGCTTATCTATCTTCCCCCACTGCTGATATATAGCCTTAGCATATTTCAGCCCATAGTCCAGCCCTCCCTTTATGTCGGAGGTAGCCAATGGATCTGGAAAGCTAGAAGAATTATTATTATTTTTGTACATCTGCAATGAGTGGAGTTATTTTAACTCAATGCAAATATAGTAAAACTACAAGTGCCAGGCTTTTGGCGTGTAGGTCCTGATAAATTTCTTGTCTGAGAAGTTCGCTTTTGGTTTTTCTTTCTTCTCTTTTTGGGCTGCGAGAAGGGCCAATCCAGAACTAATCGTAAGGTCAAACTTGGTACGCTTGTCTATCTTATACCCTATCCAGTCTTCTAAAGTCCTGTTAAACAGCATCTTACCCATCTCCCCGTCCTCTGCGTTTACACCTACGTGGTCGTGGATATACGCTTCGATAGCCTGGGCGTGCGACTGGATGACGTCCTGAGAGTTCGATGGTATCCCCTTGGTTCTTACGTTTGCTGACGAGTTCGGGGTTTTCAGATAGTCTGGGCGGTCCATCAGATAACCGTCATATCCTCTCGACTCAAAGTACCTTGCTATCCCGTATTTGTTGTTTTCTATCAAAAGCGGGTACCCATAGAAAAACGAACACATAAGTACGTCTTCATAGAATATACTGGCGAGGTCTGGACGAGAGGCATACTCCACTACGAACATATTCGGAGGTACGTCCATATTGAACTTGTTGTACATATGCAGCGCACCCTTAGACCCTCTCCCGTCTACAGTGGCATCCAGGTCATATGAGTCAACCCCGCCTACACCTATGTGTGCATTGGGGGCCATACGCTTACCCCGATCGTCTGCCTTTTTGTTTCTGAGGTGGTCTGGCGGTAGCCACGCTACGCGGAACCTTCCGTTCGGGTCTGGGGAGAATACAACCTCCTCGTCCTTTACTCTCCAAACGAAATTACCCTGCACCACGGGGTTAGGGTATAGATTATCATTATGCTCAATCTGTTGATATATCTTGCCTATATTGAACAGACTACCCTCGATACTATCCCTGAACGCCTCGTCCTCGGTAAACGGAAACTGCCTGATGATCTCGTTTAATTCCGAGGGGTCGTCCCTAAAAGAGTGGCGTTCGTTTTTCAGGTACTTACGACTCCCCTGGTCTACGGGGAGACCATCGACCCCTTCTATTTCTTTCTCTGGGTCATCGACTACGGGGTTCCCGTATTTATCGAAGAACCCTTCTAGGGCTTCGTATGCAGGGATAAAGATGCGATAGAGCCCAGAGCGTGTACGCCCGTTGTTGTTGCGTTCGTTAGGGTCGGAGTCGTTCCACAGACCTTTATACTCCTCCCCACCTTTATCCATAGGGTTTACTGTACTTCCTACCAGCGCCTTCCCTACTACGCGCTTACCTACGATCAAACAGGTACGCTCTATACGCCATGCCTCGCGTATGTCGGTAGGTTTCTCCCACTTCCCAGCCTCATCGAGATACAGCATATGTAGCTTCTCCCCGTCATAGGCGTTGTTCGTGGTGTTCTTCCAGTTGATTACCGTATTGAGGGCATCCCCACGCTGCGACGTCTTATTCTTTTTGGTGATACGTTTCGATGGCTCACGGAAGGCCAGCTCCATACGGGGGTTCGTGGTACCGTCCTGGATAGGTTTGAAAAAGAATGGGTAGCCTCTAAAGATAGAGACTATCTTCTTCATGAAAATATTCTCCTGCGCGTCTTTACCAGTCTTTGACTGGATGCCGAGAAGCTTCTCTTTAACTTGACTAGCTTCGTCAACAAGGACAGCAGAGCATACATTAGTGTAGCCAGAACGACGACACTTAGTATATAGCTGACCGAAACAACGAGGATCAGCTTCGCACGCAGCCATGTGGAGAAAGATTTCTCTCTGGAAAGCAAGGTATGATGGGTATCCGATATCAATTTTAGACCATTGAAGAAACATATAGTGTCGCCCTGTAATATACGTAGGGACCCCATTATTGTAAAACCATACACCGTCGCGCCTACGCTGAAACTCTTGTTCGATGTAAGAATGAAATTTCTTCCGAAACTCGGCAGGTTTTTCGAGCCACTCATCCATACTCCGTATCCTACGCAATTCCTCTGGCATAGGTATCCTATTCCACAGCTGCATTGCCTTTGGTAGGTCATGGAAGAGAATCTGCGATCGGGGTGGTTTTTTTGGAAGTACCACGAGTAACCCGTGGAGTTCGATAGTCTCTCCCTCTGTACCGTTAGGGTCGATTTTAATCCCCTTAGTTTCATATCCTTCTATGTCTATAATCGTGGACATCAGTAACTCTTCCCAAATCTACCCATTTTACCGAATCCTGGAGCTCCCGTCTTTGGATTGGTAAGTTTCATTTGCTCCCCGCATTCACACTGACCCTCTACATAGTAGGTCTCCCCGTCTTTTACTTTCATAGTAAGCGATCGCTCAAAGCGTTCCTTACCGCATTCTGGACAATATAAGTCTGGCATGTTGTTTAAATTTAATTTGTACACCCGACAGGATTCGAACCTGTGACCGTCTGCTTAGAAGGCAGATGCTCTATCCAACTGAGCTACGGGTGCATGTGCTCCCTCTAGGACTTGAACCTAGGACCTACCGATTATGAGTCGGGTGCTCTAACCGACTGAGCTAAGAGAGCGTATAGTCTAACTTAAAGTTATGCTTTAAGTAACCAGCCGTATCTGACTGATTATCAAACACATAGTCCTCCCAATAGATAAGCCCGCTGGCCTCATTTCGAGAAGCGTTCGGCAAACCCTCCTGAGTAGTCTTTTTGTTGTTCGATTTCTCCATTGTCTTTGAGTTCCCTTACCATTTGTTCTAGCCGTTGTCTTTCAACGAGCAGTTCTTTGCAATCGATAGCCGTCTGTTTGATAGACTGTAGCTCAGCTTTTCGGGCAGACCCACCAGCGTCTGGATCGACGGGTTTCTTTACCTCCTCGATCATATTGTTAATAGCCACCTCCATACTCTCCATGAGTCGTGTAGCTGCGGATATCGTAGTGAATTTAGACTTCGACATACAT